TAGAAAATGCAAGAAATAATCAAATTAATTGGAAAAGATAAATATGTAGAATTATTAAAAAAATATAACTTGTGTACTAAAAAATGGACCTATGGAAGAGTAAAAGGCTTTTATATAGAGTTAACGAAATTAATAAAATTAAAGACAAGGGAGGTTAAAAATGGAAAATTGGAGAGTAGCAATAATTAGTGTCGCTAGCACGTTAGGAATAATTATAATTATTTTGTTTTTAATAGCAATTATTCAAACAGGGGCAATAGAGGTTGTTAAAGAAGAACTAATAGACGACTATTGCAGTAGCATTCCTTTAACAGAGGCTAGAGATTTGGAGGTTTGTAATGAATAAAGAAGGATATGATGCTTCCTTTAATGTTGAATTTACAGACGAAGCAATTGACAATTTAAAGAAGATATTATCTACTTCTAAAATATCAAACGAATTGACCATAGGAATTGATTATGGTAATGGGACAAGTATTCAAGCAACTGGTAATCTTGCAAATACAAATTTTGTATATAAGAGAAAGAAAAAAAGCAAAAAATATAAGTTATTTAAGAGTACTAATCCACCATATTTAATAATGCTATTTGTGAGTAAAGATTTGGAGGTGTGTAATGAATAAAAATGCTAAAGAGATATTTGAAGAAATAGGATATACACTTCATTATATTGGAAGCCAACAGTTTATATATAGAAATAATGGAGCTTTAGGGGGATTCAAAGAAATTATAATTAATAATTTGCCTAAAACAGATAGAGGATTTTATATCAATTATAGCTATGAAAACAATGGAGGATATTTATCTTTAGAGGAACTAAAAGCAATAAATAAACAAGTAGAAGAATTGGGGTGGTTAGATGTTGAAGATAAAAGTATTTGATGAAATCAATGAAAGAACATTAACACATGTTGTTAATAAATGGTTAGAAAACAATACTATGTATGAAATAAAGGATATAAAGTTCTCAACTTCTTGCATGACAACACCAGAATATGACCAAATATATTGTTTTAGTGCCTTAGTAATGTATGAAGATGAACCTAAACAATATAAACCTAAAAGATATGAGATAGTGGAGAAAGTTTAGGTGAAATAGGTATGAAAAGTTGGGATTCATTTGAAGAAAAAGATATTGCTAACTTGTTATCTGGAATAAGTCATAATGTAAATGAATTAAAAGGAAAATTGAACCAAGAAGATTATCAATCATTAGCTGGAGATATTATTTTATTAAAAAATAAATTAATTTATGGGAATAGACATAGTAGATATGAAGATATAAGTTATTTATATCCAAAAATTGAAAATGAAAAGAGTGACAAATAATGAATATAAATAAATATGGTGAAGTAACTAATGGCGAAGTAACTTATAAAGTAATAGCCGATACATTAATTGCTCACGGAACAATTGGAATAGGTTGGACAGATGAATTGTCTACCCATTTAGATATAATTTTCAAATTAGGGTTAGATACAAAGTGTGGTAATTTTCAAAGAGGGATTAAAAGAAGTGATTTGTTTGTTAGTATTATAGATTGGACAAGCTATGGCTTTTCTCCAAATGATATAAAATTAGGTAATTATATACAAGAAAAATTAAGAATGAATAATGAAACTGGTGATAAATTAGCCGAACTTATAAATGGAATAATAAGTTGTTTAAATAGGAGTGATAAATAATGAATAATAGAGCATTAGAAGAAGTAGAGGAATTGATAAGTATTAAAAATAGATTATTAGAATTATGCATATATGCGTTAATAAGAGATACAGAAATATATAATCATGGTCCAGATGACTTACATAAATTAAAGTTCATGGATATTATATTACGAAATTTAAATGATGATACTTACACATTAAGAAATAAATTGATAGAGGCTTGGGAGAACGATAAGTAATGAATGAACAAAAAATTATGAATATAGAAGCTTTTAATGAAATAATAGAAAATTTTGAAATAGTTGGGAAATTAACTGAATATGGTAGAAAAAATATTAAATATCATGTTAAGAGATTACAACAAGAAAACCAACAACTAAAAGAAAGAGTAGATACATTAAAAGAAACGCAAATAAAACAATTACAAATAATTGAAGATAAAGATAAAAAAATATATAAAGCATTACATAGAATACAATTACTTCAAATGGACGGAGAAGTATCAACAAAAGATTTAGGAAAAATAGCAAATATTTTAATAGATAAAGAGGTGGAATAAATGGGTGAACAAATGAATTTCCCTGATACTTTAGATGAATTTATTAAACAATATTCGTTTATTGATAGAAAAGAAATATATACAAATGGTTCTGAATTAATACAAACATTTAGAGTTAAACAATGGGAAGAACATAGGTGATAATGTCAAGAATTAAAGAAGAAACTTGATGAGCTACAAACGTTATATAACAATATGTTTAAATGCCATTGTAATAGAGTTCAAGTAGAAACGTTATTAAGTCAACAAAAAGAGTTTATAGAGTGGCTTAGAAATGAAAGTAAAGAATTAATAAGAGATGCTGGTTATCATCAAAGAATATGCTTGGAAATTTTATCAAAATATAAAGAAATAATAGGTATTAAAAATGAGTAGAACTTACAAAGATAGAAATAAACAATGGCGAATTATAAGAAATTCTAAAATTAAAAAGATACTAGAATGTTATAGCGATGATATCGTTGGAAAAAAGAAAGATAGAAGATTAAGTAGGAAGCTAAGAAATAGGCTTAAAAGAATAGATAAAAAGGAAATAATAGGAGTTAAAGATGAATAAAGAATATGCACTATACAAAGGTAATGAACTACTAGATATGGGTACGTTAGAGTATCTATCTAAAAAGTTCAATATAAAGAAGAAATCGTTATTATTTTATCAGTCTCCTGCTTATAAAAGAAGAACTAGTGATAAAAAAGGAAGAAGGTTAGTTAGATGTTAAATAAATTAAAAGATATATTAAACACATATACTGATGAAGAGTTAAAAGAGCTAGATTTATGGATTAATTCTAGTTATGAAGTAAAGCAGATAATAGTTGATGATTATAATATAGATTTAATTACAAATAATGCAGATGTTAGAATTAACGGTTCAATTTCTAAGGAGGCTGATAATTAATGGAATTAAAAGAAGGTATGTATATAAGAACAAAATTAAATGATTTTTGCAATATGATTTCTATAAGAAAAATAGACGAAATAGATGAAGATGATAATAAGTTTTGGATTGATAGATGTATTGTTGACACCTTTGGAGATGAACAGAATAAGTTAAGTGAAGAAGATGTTGATATTGCGAGTTTTGATATTACTGATTTAATAACAAAAGGCGATTGCGTTAATGGTAGTCCAGTATCTTTTATAGAACGACATGAAAATGGTAAAACTTGGGTTTATACAGATAGTGAATATAAATATGGTTACCTAAAAGAAGAAATAAAGACAGTAGCAACAAGAGAAGAGTTTTATTTAATAGAATATGAGGTTGAATAATGGATAAAAAACAGTTGGAAAAATATTTAAACGATAGAGAAAATGTATTAAGAGAGGATGTAAAGTACTATGAGGAACGATTAAGAAATGTTGATAAGAGAAGTTTTTATTACGACTCTTATGTTAAGGCAATACAGAAACTTAATGCTAAAAGAGAGATGATAAGGGAAATATTAGATTATATAAACAGTGGTAAAGAGGTAGAGAAATGAAAAATATACCATTTAAGCAGTTTATTAATTGCTTTAATTTTAGAGCTTTTACTAACGATAATGTTAGTATAATGAATCAAGATACTACAATTATAAGGATATATTTACCTTATAGTGATTCTATAAATTCTGATAAAGAATGGTTTGAATTTGGTATGTACGATTTTTGGGATAAAAGTAAAGATAAAATTAGATTATTAGAAAAAATATTTTCTAAAAATATACTTAATTGCTATGTTGTTGACATTAGATATAATGACGATAATAGTACTATTCATATATATTTATCAGAAAAACAAGAAGGAGATTATTAATTATGATAAGAATAGATTCATCACAAACGATTAAAAAAAACGAAGTAGAAGAAGAAAAAGATACATTAATTGCAGGTTATTGGCTAAAATTTATTACTTTATTTAATAATATAGAAAAAGCTGATTTAGAAAATACTAAAGATGTAAAAAAATATTGTTAGATGGTATCGATATATTAGATAAAATAATTGATTTGGAGGAAAATAATAAGTAATGATAGAAGAGTATATTTTTAAAACTATTATAAGTTTTATATCATTAAATGCAGTTTTTTATATGACAAAAGACAACTGGCTTAAAGCTAATCCTAAGAGAAATGGATTTATAAAAGTAATGATTGGTCGTTTATCTTTTTGCTTAATACCATTTATTAGATGGATATGGGTAGTGTTGGTTTTGATAATCGGTATTGCTTTAGGTAATGAAGAGTTTGCTAAAAAAGTTAGAGAAAAGAATGAGGGTAATAATGAAAAAATTTAGATATATGTCAAAGAAAGAGTAAAAAAACTGATTATTGAAGTAAATAGTAATAAAAAATAAAATTGGAGGTACTATGAAGAAAAAGAAAATAATTCTTTATCATACTAATCCATTAAGATTTGGAGGTATTGATACATTTGATTATAACTTTTGTAAACAAATGAGTGATAAATATAATATTTTATTTTTATATAAAGATGGAAATTTAGAAACTATAAATAGGCTAAAGAAATTAAACATCTCAGTAGAAAAGTATAAGACAAGTAAGAAATATATATGTGATATCTGTATTTTAGCAAGTGCTTGGGGAGGTTATCCTGAAACTGTTATTGCTAAAACTGGTAGATATATACAGATGATCCATGCTGATTATATAAAAGCTAAAGAAACAGGTTTTGTTTATGAAAAATGGCACAAGACAACAGAGTATATAGCAGTAGGGCAACACGTTACTTCTGTTTTTAAAAAGTTATATCCTAAAGAAAAAGTAACAACAATATATAATATATTAGATAACAAACAAGAAACTCATCATATTTTAAAGTTAATATCTGCAACTAGGGTATCAAAAGAAAAAGGATATAACAGAATGTTAAAACTTGCTAAAACATTAAAAGAACATAATATTAAATTTAGATGGATTATTTTCACTGATTTAAAACTATATAAACAAAAACCTTTTGATATGGAAGAAATAGTTTATATGAATCCATCACATGATATATTTGATTATATAGTTGAAGCAGATTACGGAGTTCAACTATCAGATACAGAAGGTTACTGTTATTTCGTTAATGAGTGCTTACAATATGGTACACCAGTTATTTCTACTAATTATCCTAGCAGTTATGAATCCATTGAAGATGGTGTTAATGGGTATTTATTAGATATGGATTTATCTAATTTAGATGTAAATAAAATAATAAATAATATTCCTGAAGATTTTATATATAAAGAAAAGTGTACTATAAAAGATTGGAATAAATTTTTAAATAAAAGAGTATCTATACCTAAGATAAAATATAAAGTTATTGCCTTAATTGATTACATTGATAAAAGACCAGAACTAATAATAGATGATAATTTTAAACATACTGATACAGGAAATGCTATAATAAGAAAAAATGATATCTATTACTTATATGATAAAGACAGAACTAAAGAATTGTTAGATACAGGATATGTAAAAATAGAAAAGATTAAGGAGGGTAAATGAAATATAGTGTTATAAGAAAATTAAAAAATGATCGTACATTATATGAAAAGACTTATAAGCTTTTAAATGAAAGAATACAACTAAAAATAGATGAAAAGTTAGGATTACATGGATTTACTTTTGATGAAGTTAAAGTTCAAAATGAAAAGCATCCTGATAGATTTACAGCAACTTTTGCAGAGTTAGAAGAACTAGATAAAGAAAGAACTTTAGTAAAAAAAGAATTAGATATGATAAATGATTACTTTAATAAAATAGATAGAAGTATTGAAGAGATGAACGAGGTAGAAAAGAAAGTTTTTAAAGCAAAATATTTATATGGTCTATCTCATGCTTATATTGCTACTAAACTTGACTGTTCAGAAAAAACAATACAAAGAATAATAAAAGATATTAATGAAGACAAATCAGTAGAAGAAGAAATTAGAGAAAATATTTAAAATGTCCAGACAATGTCCAGTAAAATGTGTTATAGTGCAGTTGGATAATTAGCTAAAAAACTAATTAATTGCACACAAAGAATATAGAAATATATTCTTTTATTTTTGTAATAATAGTTTTAAACCGAGGAGGGAATCAATGTGAAAGTAATTGCTACAATAAAGTTTAACGACTTAGAGTCTAATAAGATTAGAGAAATAAATGATGTGTTTAATGTTTCTAAAGAAAGAGCTAAAGTTCTTCTTGAAAAGAATTATGTAAAAGAAGTAGTAGAAACTGCCGCGTTAGATAACAGTGTAGAAAAATCTACTATTAAATCAGCTAGAGATAAAAGAAATGCAAAGAAGTAATCCTAAAGTTGATAAGTTCTATCATAGCAAGGCTTGGAAAAATATAAGTAAAGCCTATATGACTAGTAAATTTTATATATGCGAAAGATGTGATAACTCAGCAACTATTTGTCATCATAAAGAATACATAACTATAGATAATGTAGATAATCCCGCTATTACTTTAAACTGGGATAATCTGGAGGCTTTATGTATTGATTGTCATAACAAAGAACATTTTAAACAAGATGATGACTATTATTTTGATGAAGATGGAAATATAGTAATAAAAACATGATGTTATAAGATGTAAAAAATATAAATTGAATAAGATAAATGTCTGTTTCTAATATCATTTTTTTTGCATTTTTTTAAAAAAAGAGGTTTAAAATGATTAAAAAACTATCAAAAAACATCATTTTTTAATTAATATTAATTAAAGTATTCCCCCCCATATAGTACCTAAGTTGCTTATGTGATAACAACGGGTGCTGGGCCTTCGAAAATCGCACAGGTCGTTTTGCGTGAGGGGTGTAGTGTTAGGAGGTGTAATCATGCCAGATGAAAAATTAGAAGATACTTCTATAGAGCTAACGAGAGAAAATCTTGAAGAAATTCAAAAGCAAAGAGAGAGACAGTTAGCAGAAAAACAATCTAAAGAAAGAGAAAAAGAAATAAAAAAACAACGGAAGAAATTAAGAAGTTTATTTCCTGATGCTGATTTTAAAAAAGATGATAATACGCTTTTATCAAATTTAATTGACGAAGCTAGCTTTATGTTTGTAACCCTAAAACACTTAAAGGAATTTATTAATAAAAATGGTGTCAAGGAAAAGTATGTAAATGGTAATAACCAGTATGGCTATAAAGACTCTGTTGAATCTAAGACATATAATGCTATGATTAAAAATTACATTGCTGTTATAAAACAACTTAATGATGAGTTACCTAAAAATAAAAAAATAAATCCAGAAGATGAGTTTGATCAATTTAATAATTTATCATGACATATATTGAAGAATATAATAATTGGATAAAAGCTAATCCTAATAAAGTTAATAAAAAAATCAAAATAATATATAATAAGCTTGTAGATGATATTGTAAATCCTAAAACAATATCATTTTTTAATGAATTAACAGAAGAGGAAGAAACTCATACTTACATTTTTGATGAAAATAAAGCCAACAGACCAATAGAATTTATTGAAAGATTTTGTAAGCATTCTAAAGGTAAATGGGCTGGTAAACCTGTAATCCTAGAATTATGGCAAAAAGCTTTTATTCAAGCATTATTTGGCTTTGTTGATAATGAAACTGGATTAAGAAAATATCAGAAGTCTATATTATTTGTTGCTAGAAAAAATGGTAAATCAACTCTTGCAGCAGGTATAGGTTTATATATGCTAACAAGTGCTGGAGAAGGTGGAGCAGAAGTTTATTCTGTTGCTACTAAAAAAGAACAAGCCAAAATAGTCTGGGAAGAAGCTAGACGTATGGTCAAAAAATCCCCTGCATTATTTAAAAGAATACGTACACTTATAAATGGACTTTTCTATGATAATACAGAAAGTTTTTTCAAGGCTCTAGCAAGTGATAGCAATTCATTAGATGGCTTAAATTCATTTTACGTAATAGCAGATGAAATTCATGCATGGAAAGATAAAAACTTAATTGATGTTATGTATGATTCTATGAGTGGTAGAGAAGAACCAATATTTTCAGAATTTTCTACAATGGGTACAGTTAGAGAAAATGTTTTTGATAATGAGTATGAATATGGCTCTGATTTAATAGAAACATTTGAAAAAACTGGAGTAATGAAAGATGAGAGAATATTGTTTATTATTTATGAATTAGATAATCCTAAAGAAATAGAAAAAGAGGAATGTTGGTATAAACCTAATCCAGGATTAGGAACGATAAAAAATGTCAATATATTAAGGGATAAAGTAAAAACTGCAAGTAATAATCCTAATGAATTACCTAATTTATTATGTAAAGACTTTAATATTAGACAAAATGACCAAGATAAATGGTTAACTTATGAAGTTATACATAATACTGCAACATTTAGTGATAACGAAATATATGATACCTATGCTATAGGTGGTGTAGATTTATCAAGTACTACTGATTTAACTTGTGCTACTCTCATAGTCATCAAAAATGGAATAAGATATGTAAAACAGCAATATTTTATTCCTACACAAAAATTAGAGTACAAAATTAATGATGATAAAATTCCTTATGACAAATGGGAAAAAAGAGGGTTAGTTACTCTATGTGATGGTGCAAAAATAGACTACTGTGATGTAACACAGTGGTTTTTAAAAATGCAAGATGATTTAAAGATAAATACTTTATGGGTAGGATATGACCCTTGGAATACTCAATACTGGGTAGAAGAAATGAAAAACTATGGATTTGAAATGTATGAGGTAAGGCAAGGTGCTAAGACTATGAGTAATCCAATGAAACAACTTGAAGCTGATTTAATGGATAAAATTGTTAATTATAATAATAATCCTATTCTTGAGTGGTGTTTGTTAAATACATCAGTTAAAAGAGATGATAATGATAATATTAGACCAGTTAAAGGTCAAAAACAAAGAGCAAGAATAGATGGAGCAGTTAGTTTAATAATTGCTTATTGTGTAATGTATGAAAAATATAATGATTATATGGCAATTGTGGAGGGATAGTATGGCAAAAGAAAAAAGAAGTTTTTTTGATAAATTATTAAATGGGAAGAGTAACGAAGGCTTTGTTCAAAGGACTCTTTTAAAGCTTATGAATACATTTAATCCAACATTTAGTACAGTGAATAAGAATATAAGTTTAAATGATACAGTAGCAGTATGTGTTGACACTATCGCAAAACATTGTGCTAAATTTGAACCTAAACATTATAAGATAAAAAATGGACAAAGAGTTTATATAAAAGGCGATATAAATTACTTGTTAGCAAATCAGCCTAATCCTATTATGACAACTTATGATTTTATTTATAAAACTATCTCTTTGCTATATCTTCAAAATAATGTTTTTATATATATTGACAAAGATGAGAAAGGATTCATTATAGGATTTTATCCGATTAATTATAGTACAGCAGAATGGCTTAAAGATGATAGTAACAATTTATATTTAAAATTTTGGTTATCTAATGGCAAGTGTTATATATTACCTTATGGCGATTTAATCCATTTAAGAAGATTTTATAATGATGATGATTTGATAGGTAGTAGCAATAGAGTTTTAATGCCTGCTTTACAAAATCAAATGACAGCAGAGGAAGGTATTAGCAATGCTATAAAAGTTTCTAATTCTTTAAGAGGTGTATTAAAATTTACGCAAAATTTAAAGAAAGAAGATATAGAAAAAAATAAAAAAGAGTTTGTTGATTCATTTATTAATGCAACAGATAATGATGGTATTGCAGCAATAGACAATAAGACAGAATTTAATGAATTAAATATAAAGCCGATAACTTTAGATAAAGACCAGTTAGAACACGTTGACCAACGAGTTCTTAATTATTTTAATCTTAATAAATCTATAATTTCTGGAGATTTTACTCCTGCTCAATGGAATGCTTTCTACGAGACTGTTTTAGAGCCTTTGGCTATTTATTTAGAACAGTCTTTTAAAATGAAAATATTTTCTAAAAAAGCTATTAGAGATGGCAATAGTATTTCATTTTCTGTTAACAGGGTTCAATATGCTTCTTTAGAAGAAAAAGTAAAATTAGTCAAAGAAGTTGGTGCAATGGGACTATTAACAGTAGATCAAGCATTAATGATTTTAGATTTAGCTCCTATTGGAGGAGAAGAAGGAAAGAAAAGAATGCAGTCTCTTAACTATATTAATGCAGAAATTGCAGATGTATATCAGTTAGGGCAAAAATTAAAGGAAGGAGATGGAAATGATGATTAAGAAAGAAAAAGAAGTTAGGTTATTTAATACTAATTTAGAATGTAGAAATATTGACGATAGAATGATAATTGAAGGTTATGCAGTAGTATTTGAAAGTCCAGCTACTCATGGCTATACAGAAATTATAGATAAAAATGCTTTTAACGGAGCAGATATGAAAGATGTTATCTTAAGATATAATCATGATGATAGCCATCTGTTATTGGCAAGGACACGTAATAATTCTTTACAATTAACAATAGATGATAAAGGGTTATTTA